CATTACGGATAACGGGACGGGCGACTATACGGTAAACTTCACGACGGCGCTGGCGGATGCAAATTACAGTGCCGTATCTATTACAAATTCGGAAACTGGCGACACTAGCAGACCTGTTGTTTCTTGTTTTATAGAGTCAAACAGTACAGCATCCAGCGCGCAATTTCGTACTGTTGGAACGTATAACAATAACACTCGCATAGATGTGAGTGTTTGCAACGTCGCCATCTTCCGGTAACCCATCATGAAACGAATCATTTACCAAAACTCAGAAGGCGGCGTCAGCGTCATCATTCCCACCGAGTCAGTCGAGCTGGCCCTTAAGGATGTCCCCGCTGGCACCCCCTACGAGATCGTCGACGTTGCTGACATCCCCAGCGACCGCACCTTCCGTGGTGCCTGGGTCATGGGTGACTGCTGCATTGACGTTGACCTGGGCCAGTGTCGCGTCATTGGTCACCAGATGCGTCGGGCGCAACGCAACGCAGAGTTTGCCCCGTTTGACGAGATCATCGCCAAGCAAATCCCAGGTGCAGACGCGCTCGAAGCCGAAGAGGCCCGTCAAGCCATCCGCGAGAAATACGCCTTGATTCAGGACGCCATCGACGTCGCCGAGGATCCTGACACCATCAAACTCGCCCTGGAGGCAAACCAATCATGACCTTACGTCTTAATGGCAGTACCTCGGGTTACACCGAGATCGACGCCCCAGCCGTGGCGGGTTCCAACACAATCACACTGCCGACTGGTGCGGGCAGTGCCTACCAAGTGGTGCGTAACGGTGCCACCGCAGGGTCGCCGGAGTTCACCGACAAGATCGTCAGCGGCACCGCCGTAGCATCGACAAGTGGCACAGCGATTGACTTCACTGGCATCCCGAGCTGGGTCAAGCGGGTGACGGTGATGTTTAACGGGGTGAGTACCAATGGGTCAAGTCAAGGATTGATACAGCTAGGGTCTGGATCTTTTACAACCAGTGGATACACTTCTCAGTGGGTTTTGACTGGTATAGGTACATCAAACGGTACTGTGTCTACGGGCCTATCTTGGTTTCATGGTAGTGCAGGAGAACAAAAAATTGGGCATTTGGTTATTACTAACGTTAGCGGAAACTTGTGGGTGTGTTCGGGGGTCTTACGTGTTGATTCTGGATACATGTCATCACAAGCGGGTTCCATTACCCTCTCCGGCACCCTAGACCGCGTTCGCATCACCACCGTGAACGGCACCGACACGTTCGACGCCGGGTCGATCAACATCCTTTACGAGTGATCCGATGAGCACACTTAAAACAACCAACCTCCAAAACGCTTCCGCTGCGTCTCCCGCTTTCGTACTGGCTTCCGACGGCTCCGCTACGGCGAACCTGAGTTCCCTCAACGGTGGCCCCATCGCTGGTAGCCGGAACCGCATCATCAATGGTGACATGCGGATCGACCAGCGCAATGCTGGGGCGAGTGTTACGCCGACCACAAACGGCACTTACAACACCGTTGACCGCTGGAAGCAGCTACTTAGCCAATCTTCTAAATATTCTGTTCAACAAAATGCAGGCTCAGTAACTCCCCCTGCTGGCTTTGGTAATTATCTTGGCTGCACATCTACATCGGCATATTCAGTCTTGGCTGGAGATTATTTTTTGCTAGAGCATGACATTGAAGGGTTTAATTTTGCTGATTTAGATTGGGGTACGGCAAACGCAAAAACCATCACTCTGTCGTTCTGGGTTCGCTCAAGTCTTACTGGCACGTTTGGTGGTGCATTGCAAAACAGTGCCGAAAACAGAAGTTACCCGATTTCATATACAATCTCTGCTGCAAATACGTGGGAATTCAAAACGCTAACAGTTGCCGGTGACACATCTGGAACATGGATTGGAGCAACTAACGGAGTCGGCTTGCGGCTGCGTTTTGGTTTGGGAGTTGGTTCTACGTACAGCGGAACTTCTGGATCATGGTCCGGATCTACCTTTTTCTCAGCCACCGGAGCCACCTCAGTTGTCGGCACCAACGGCGCCACCTTCTACATCACCGGCGTCCAACTTGAACCGGGGTCCGTCGCGACTCCTTTCGAGCGCAGGAGCCACTCAATCGAGCAACTTCTCTGCTTTCGCTATTATCACACCAATGTTGAAATTGGCACTTTGCCCAACAAGGGCGGCGGCTCCTATTCTGAAGCTGTAGTTGCCACTGTTGTTAATACTGGAACTTCTCAAGCAACAATGTATAGATTTCCAGTTCCAATGAGAGCAGCTCCAACAATTACTATTTGGAGTCCAAATAACGGAGCAGCTGGCCAAGCTTGGTCGGAAATTACACAAACAAACGTTAGCTATACAAGTGTTGCAAACGCTAAGCAGTTTGGGCTAACAAGTAGTCATCCAACAGGTGGTGGCATTAGCAGTAATGCCTATTACTATCATTACGCAGCCAGCGCGGAGCTTTGATCATGGCTTTCAATTATCAGCTATCAACATTCCCTGAATCAATTATCCGCTCTGACGGTGCCTGCATCCCCCCCGACCCCGCCAACACCGACTACGCCGCCTACCTGGAGTGGGTCGAAGCTGGCAACACCCCCGAGCCTGCACCTGAACCTGTGGCCCCGGTTGAACTGACGACCGAGCAGAAGCTAGAGGCCGCTGGGTTGACTGTGGCTGAACTTAAAACTCTTTTTGGATTGACATAGTGTGGGTAAACCCAAATCAGTAGCCAAGGTAACCCACGTCCCCGGTCCCCCAAAGAAAACCCGTCAAGGACAAGGAACACGCTCACTGCCCAATCACGGACGTAAACAATCTCGCGGTCAAGGCCGCTAATTATCATGCTTACTTTTCTCGGACTTAAAGTTTCTTACGAAACCCTCGCCTTTCTTGCCCTCTTTATTGGTTCCGAAGTTGTTGGTGCCAGCAAACTTAAGGAGAATAGCATCGTTCAGCTTCTTCTGAATGCTGTTAACTCGCTTAAGCCCTTCCGTAAGGAAGACGACAAGATCGCTAAGATCAAGGATTCAATCCTGAAGTGATCTAGTGACACTTATTAAAGTTTCGCAGTATTACCCCCAACTTGATTCAACAACCCGTCATGGCAGTCGCATGTGCTTCTCAAGTACGGCTGCTATGGCGGTTAAATACCTGAATCCAGAGGCCCTTTCTGGCGCTAATGCCGATGATGACTACCTTAAAGGGGTTCTCCGGTATGGAGACACAACCGAAGCAACCGCACACATCCGAACCTGCGCCAATTACGGAGTCAAGGCTACGTTTTATCAAAATGGAACCCGTACCACTCTTGAAAAGGAGTTAGATGCTGGCTATCCTGTGGCTTGCGGCATCCTTCACCATGGTCCTGCTCATGCTCCAAGGGGTGGTGGGCATTGGATGCTCGTGGTGGGGCTTACTGATACCCATGTAGTGTGTCATGACCCCTATGGAGAGATGGATAATGCCAACGGAGGCTACCCAAAACCCGGCTGGGGCGGTAAAAATGTCTCTTATACCTGGAAAAACTGGTCCAAACGGTGGATGGTTGATGGAAATGGGTCTGGTTGGTACATGACATTTCGTAAACTGCCCCTTAAATAAACACTTTACCCCTAATAACAATGGCATCCATTACAACTGGCGGCAGTACCGCTGTCGGAACATTTACTTCTAGTGAGACAAGTGTAAACCTTGAACTTGGGGTTTCACGTATTCTTGCTGTTGGAGCAGCAACTGCAAACGTTGCTCTAACTTCTACTTGTCGGTTTGTGTCACTTGTGACAACGGCAGGTACTCATGTTCATATTTCGGTAGGGGTTGGCGCACAGACTGCTACAACTTCTTCACATATCCTTCTTGTTAATCAAAGGATTACTATTGCTGTTCCTTTTGGCGCTAATATTGCTGCTATTCAAGGTTCGGCTGCGGGTAACCTTTATATTAGTGAACTTCTTCAATAATGGCACGTGCTAACGAGGAACAGTTCAATGAACTTCACGGACTTGTTACCAACGAATTGATTGGTCGCATTAAGTCCGGCACCGCTACAACGCAAGACATCAAAGCCGCCGCTGATTGGCTTGCTAAAAATAATATCACGGGCGTTCCTGTCCTCGGTTCTCCACTTGCCAACCTATTTGACAGTCTAGAATTGGAGATGGAGGATGTCGAACGAGCCATCAGATGACATGGGTAACATTGTCAAGAATGCCGTTGTAATGGCGTTTCTTGGTTTGTTTAGCTGGCATCTTTATACTCTTCACAATATTGCTTCTTCTGTTGAAGTATTGATCGAAAGAGTCAGTACTAGCAATACGAGGATTGAGCGCCTGGAAAACGAAGTATTCTTTAAGGAACAAAACAATGGCGCCAAAGAAAACACCAACCCCTAGGCGTAGTGCTGCGTATTATCGGACTAACCCCGAAGCATACGCCAAGAAACTTGCCTACGATACAAAGGAGAACAAATCTCCAACGGATAAGAAATATCGGGCTGACCTTGCCGACGCACGACGGAAACGTGGTGTGATGGGTAAGGGTGGGCCTGATCTTTCCCACACCAAGAGTGGCCGACTAGTTAAAGAATCGCCATCAAAGAATCGAGCCCGTAATGGTTCCAACGGTAAATCCACAAAAAAATGAACAAAGGAAACGCTAAGCCTCCTGGTCTTTACGCCAACATGAATGCTCGCAAGGCAGCGGGTAAGAGTCGGCCCAAGAGTAAGTCTACGGTTACGCCAAAGGCTTACGCTAACATGAAAGCTGGATTCCCTAAAAAGAAGAAGTAAACCACTCGGATTCATTAGCCCAATGATTCTGGAAGCCCCTTCCG